CGCCACGTTCCTCGCTGCTGAGGTGCTTGCTTCGTATGTCCATCACAACATCCTATGCCCAAAGGGCTCTGAGTGTTGCATTTGAAACTTGAGCCTAAGCTGCGCCAGGCGACCGAGGATGTTCTGGCCTTTGGCGTTGTCGTTTCCGAAGCTGACGCAGACCAGATCGAGCGTACCAACGACGCGATTTCACGGTTGGGCCTGATCTGGCGCGGGCTGTCGAACCAGCTGGCGGTCGCGGCCGCGCCTGCGTTGGAGGCAGTGGCCAACGCCATGGCCGCCATTGCCAGCCGCACCGGGCCATTGGGCATCGCGATCAAGGCGCTGTTCGACAACCTCGGACGGCTGACGACTTATGCCGCGACGTTCGCGGGCATCATGGCCGGGCGCTGGGTCGCCGGGATGGCGGCGGCGGCATTGTCGGTGCGCGGGCTCGCCACCGCTCTGGTCCTCCTGCGCGGCGCGCTGATCCGCACCGGGATCGGGGCGCTGATCGTCGGCGCGGGTGAGCTGGTCTATCAGTTCACCCGGCTCGTCACCCGGGTCGGCGGCGTTGGAGAGGCGTTCCGGCTGCTTGGCGATTTGGCCAAGGAGGTTTGGTCCCGTATGGGATTGGCGCTGGATGGTGCGCTGGCAGAGATGGCGGCCGGTTGGGAGGGGCTGAAGGCGGCCGCGCTGATGGCGCTGGACGATGCAATCACGGGCGTCGTCAGCTTTGGCGACCGGACGGTTGCGGTTTTCCAGGGCGCATTCGATGCGATGAAGGCGATCTGGGGCAGTCTGCCCGGCGCCATCGGTGACTTTGCCTTTCAGGCCGCGAACGGTCTGATCTCCGGCGTCGAGTCGATGCTGAACGGCGTCGTCACCCGGATCAACGGGTTCATCAACGGGTTGAACGCCGCTCTGGCCCTGCTGCCGGAATGGGCAACGGGTGAAGGTGGCATCAGGATCGGCACGCTGGATCCGGTGGATCTGGCGCGGATCGGCAATCCGTTCGAGGGTGCGGCAACCGCAGCGGGTGCCGCCGCAGCCGATGCCTTCTCCGCCGCGCTGTCGCGCACCTATCTGGAACCGCCTGACCTCGGTCTTGGCACAATGGCTGACGACGCACGGAGCCGCGCCGACGGCTATCGCGAGGCCGCAGGAATGCTCGCAGATGCCGCTAACCGCCCGCTTTCCAGTTGGCAGGCGCTGCGAGATGCAGTGACCAGCGCAGGAACCGAGGCCGAAACAGCCCTCGCCGATGCTGCGGCCTCGGCGGACGCACTCGGGCTGGAACTGAACGAGACTGCCGCCGCTGCCGGTGGTGCTGGTGCCGCCGCGCGCGCGGCCGGGACAGCGGCCGCCACCGGTGCCGAAACAGCGGCAACAGGCTGGGGTGCGGTCACCGCCACGCTCGCCGACTATGCCGCCAAGGCCCGTGATATCGGGGACGATATCGGCCAGACACTGGTTGGCGCGTTTCAGAGCGCCGAGAACGCCATGGGCGCGTTCGTCAAAACCGGCAAACTGGATTTCCGCGATCTGGTCACATCGATGATTGCCGACCTGGCGAGGCTGGGCGCACGGCGCTTCATGCTCGGTCCCATCGCGGATGCCTTGTCAGGCGCACTGGGCGGTGCGGGCGGTTTGTCTGCGGATGTCCTGCATGGCGGTGGCACGGTCGGCACAGCGGGCAAGGGGCGCGTGGTCCCAGCGCTGGCCTTTGCTGGTGCCCCGCGTTTGCATTCCGGCGGCTGGGCGGGACTGAAGCCCGACGAGGTGCCCGCGATCCTGCAACGGGGTGAGCGCGTGCTGTCGCGCCGGGAAGCGGCTGGCTACGGCCAAGGACAGAGCGCCGCCCCGAATATCTCCGTCACCATTATGTCCCGCGATGCCGAAAGCTTCCGGCAATCGCGCACGCAGGTCGCCGCCGACATCGCCCGCGCCGTGTCGCTCGGCCGGAGGGGCCTGTAGTGGCGTTCCGCAGTCGACCGGCACGCGCCACTGGTTCGAGCGTGCCGATCGACGGAACCGGTTGCGGGGACCAGAGCACGAACAACGGAGAATATTGATGGCGTTTCATGAGGTCAGGTTCCCCGACACCATCAGCCGTGGCGCGCGGGGTGGGCCGGAGCGCCGCACCCAGATCGTCGAGCTGGCGAGCGGCGACGAGGAGCGCAACGCCAGCTGGGCCAATTCCCGGCGGCGCTTTGACGTGGCGTACGGCATTCGCCGTGCCGATGATCTGGCGGCGGTTGTCGCCTTTTTCGAGGCCCGCAACGGCCGCCTGCACGGCTTCCGCTTCAAGGACTGGGCCGATTACAAGTCCTGCCCCCCATCGCAGGCGATCGATGCGAGCGACCAGCAGATCGGGACCGGGACCGGGGCAGCCACGACCTTCGCGCTGCTGAAGCACTACGTCTCTGGCGCGCAATTCTGGACCCGCGCCATTGCCAAACCGGTCGCAGGCAGCGTCCGCGTCGCGCTGGACGGGGTCGCGCAGATGACCGGTTGGTCGGTCGATGCCGCCACCGGCAGCGTGAGCCTCAACACGGCCCCCGGCCCGGGCGTCGCCATCACCGTGGGCTATGAGTTTGACGTGCCCGTCCGCTTCGACACCGACACGCTCGACGTCACGCTCGACCTTGAGCGGCTGGGCTCGATCACCTCGATCCCGCTGATCGAGATCCGGCGCTGACCACGCCGCCGGGCCGGTTTCTTCCCGCAAGTTCCAAACGCTTCTGCCCAAACCCTTCTGAAGGAGGCATCCATGCCCATCGCCGACAACTGGTCGGGGGAGTTCTCCCCGATTTTCGGGCCCGCCACCCGCGCCGCAACGGTCACCCCCGATGACACCGTGGATCTCAGCCATATCAGCTCCGCGCTCTATGTCGGGGTCACCGGCGACGTGACGCTGATCACCTACAGCTTCGAGACCGTCACCTTTGTCGCAGCGCAGGGCGTTGTGCCGATCCGGACCCGGCGGGTGCTCGCCACCGGCACGACGGCCGGTGCCATTCTGGCTCTGTCATAGGACGCTGCCGCCATGTCAGATCAACTGTCCAAAATCCTGCACACCGGCAAGGATATCAGCCGCATCAGACAGCGCGCCCGGATGCAGCAGATGGCGGAGGCGGGCTTCAGCAAAACCCGCACGGCCGCAGCCCTTGGCACCTCGCGCGCCTCGGTGCACCGCTTTGCAAAAAGCAGCGGTGTCCGGTTTCAAAAGCGCCCCGTCGGGATCCGCCAGCAGGAGCTGCCGCAGCCGCCCGTTGAGGCGGGCGATATCGCCATCCTTGACCCCGATGACTACCGCGAGGCCATTCAGGACATGAAGCCGATTGCGGCGGTGGACCATCTTCTGGGGCTGCTGGACGGGCTGACCCACCAGATCCCGGAAATGAGCCTGACGCCCGTGCCGGGCCTCACCCTGACGCGGCTCGAAGCCCGCCTGCTCTATCACCTCGACCGCCACCGGGGCAGGCCCGTGACGCAAGAAGCCCTGATGTTCGCCATGTACCAGATCAGGCCCTATGACGACTGGCCCGATACCCGCGTCGTGGGCGTGCGCCTGTGCGGACTTCGCCAGAAGCTGCGGCATCCGGATGTCCCGGGCCTGCGGATCGAGACCTGCTGGGGCGTCGGGTTTTGCCTTCGGGTCGACACGGGCGTCACCCTGGACTGGCACACAACGCCCCTTTCAGGAGTGTCGCTGTGAAGTCCCTGTCCCCGGCACTGCAGGCGCATCTGGACGACGGCACCACCAGCCTGTCCTGGTGCTGGCGGATTTCGCGCGCGGACGCGGTGACGCTGGGCTTCACCGATCATGACCGCGCGCTGGCCTTCGATGGCACGGCGTTCGAGCCGGAAAGCGGGTTTGCCGCGTCGGAAATACGCTCCGGCTCCGATCTGGCCGTCGACGCGCAGGACGCGACCGGCGTGCTGAGTTCGGACCGGATCACGGAGACCGACATTCTGGACGGGCGCTGGGACAATGCCGCGGTGGAGCTGTGGCGCGTGAACTGGGCCGACACGACGCAGCGCGTGCTGATGCGGCGCGGGGCCGTGGGGCAGATCCGGCGCGGGCGCATGGCCTTCGTGGCCGAGGTGCGGTCGCTGGCGCATGTGCTGGGCCAGACCGTCGGGCGGACGTTTCAGGCGGAGTGTGACGCGGCCCTTGGCGATGCGCGCTGCGGGATCGATCTGGAGAACCCGGCCTACAAGGGTGCGGGCGCGGTCACCGGGCTGCTGCGCGACCGGGCGTTCCTCGCCTCGGGGTTGTCGGCGTTCGCGGCGGGCTGGTTCACCTCCGGCACGCTCACCTGGACGAGCGGGGTCAATGCCGGGCGGATCACCGAGGTGCTGGCGCATGACCTGGACGGCAGCATCGCGACGCTGACCCTGCTGGAAGCGCCGGTGCGCGCCATCGCCGGGGGCGACAGCTTCGTCGCGCGGGCGGGTTGCGACAAACGCATCGCCACCTGCGGCGGGAAGTTCGCCAATACCGTGAACTTCCGCGGCTTCCCCAGCATCCCCGGGCAAGATGCGGTGCTGCGCTATGCCAGCCAGGACGGCAGCCATGAAGGGAACGTGCTGTGACCAACGTCGTTTCCAACGGACGCGACGGGCGGCAGGGCATCGCATCGCGATGCACGGGAGCCACCGCCGATCCTGCCCTCATCATTGCCGCCGCACGCGGCTGGCTCGGCACGCCCTACCATGATCAGGCGAGCCTGCGCGGCGTCGGCTGCGATTGCCTCGGCCTTGCGCGCGGCGTCTGGCGCGAGGTGGTGGGCCCCGAGCCGTTCCGGGTCCCGCCCTATAGTCGCGATTGGGGCTTGGTAGCCGGTCCCGAAGGGATCAATCGCTCCGGTGGAGCGATTGAAGGCAGACAAGGCCAGGCAGGGCAGACCGGGCCGCGTGAGGTTCTTGCGGATGGCGCACGCCGGATGATGCCGGAGATCGCACCATCAGAAGCCGGTCCCGGCGCGCTGGTCCTGTTCCGCATGGCCCCGCGCGCCATCGCCAAGCATGTGGGCGTCCTGACCGGGCCTGACAGTTTCCTCCATTCCTATGAGCGGCTCGGCGTCGTCGAGGAAGCGCTCACTCCGTCCTGGCGGCGGCGTATCGCCTTCGCTTTCCTGTTTCCACAACGCTGAGATCCTCGCATGGCCACACTCGTTCTCGGCGCGGCAGGTGCTGCCATCGGCGGCAGCGTCGGCGGCGCGATCCTCGGCGTCAGTGCTGCCACCATCGGCGGCTTTGTCGGCTCCGCCATCGGCTCGGTCGTCGACACCTGGATCGTGTCGTCGCTGGCCCCCACCCAACGCATCGAGGGCGCGCGGCTCGACAGCTTGCGCATCACCTCCGCGACCGAAGGGGCCGTGATCCCGCGCCTTTACGGGCGGATGCGGATTGGCGGCACCATCATCTGGGCCACCGATTTCCGCGAGGAGAGCAGGACCAGCAGCCAGGGTGGCGGCAAGGGTGGCGGCGGCGGCGGCAAGGTCAGGACCACCGAGTATCTCTACTACGCGTCTTTCGCTGTCGCGCTCTGCGAAGGCCCGATCACCGGCATTGGGCGCCTCTGGGCCGACGGCAAACCGATGGACTTGGGCACCGTCACCTGGCGCTGGTATCCCGGCGACGCGGCGCAGGGCCCGGACCCGTTCATCGCGGCGAGGATGGGCCCCGCCAACACCCCCGCTTACCGTGGCACCGCCTATGTGGTGTTTGAGGAGCTGGACCTCAGCCCCTTCGGCAACCGCCTGCCGCAGATCAGTTTTGAGGTGTTCCGGCCGCTGGCTGACCCGGACACAGCCGAAGGGCTGGTGCGCGCCGTCACGCTGATCCCGGCCTCGGGCGAGTTCAGCTATGCAACCGTGGGGGTGAAGAAATCCACCGGCCCCGGCAGCGCGACCATTGCCGAGAACCTGAACGCCATCTCCGGCACGGCGGACATCGTTGTCGCACTCGACCGGCTGCAGGCCATGGCCCGATGGTCGAAAGTGTCAGCCTGGTGGTCGCGTGGTTCGGCGATGACCTGCGGGCGGGCAGTTGCAAGGTCCGCCCCGGCGTCGAGGTTGCGGCCAAGGTGACCACGCCCTCGGCCTGGTCGGTGAACGGCGTCAGCCGCGGCAATGCGGTTCTGGTGAGCCGGGACAGTGAGGACCGCCCGGTCTATGGCGGCACCCCGGCGGACTTCGCCGTGGTGCAGGCGATCCGGGAGATCAGGGCGCGCGGGCTGCGCGTGACCTTCTATCCGTTTCTCCTGATGGATGTGCCGCCCGGCAACACCCTGCCGACCCCCTATTCCGACAACGCCGCCACTGCGGGCCAGCCTGCTTTCCCCTGGCGCGGCCGGATCACCTGTTCGCCTGCGGCGGGCTATGCCGGATCGGTGGACAAGACCGGTGCGGCGGCATCGCAGGTGGCCGCGCTGTTCGGCACTGCGACGCTGGGCAGTTTCAGCGTTTCCGGCGAGACCGTCAGCTGGACGGGATCGCCCGGCGACTGGGGCCTGCGCCGCATGGTGCTGCACTACGCCCATCTTTGCGCGGCGGCAGGAGGCGTCGATGCCTTCCTGATCGGCACCGAGATGCCGGGTCTGACCACCATCCGCTCAGGGGCCAGCACCTATCCGGCGGTGCAAGCCTATCGGGATCTTCTCGCCGATGTGCGCTCGATCCTCGGGGCGAGCACAAAGATCAGCTACGCCGCCGATTGGTCGGAATATTTCGGGCACCAGCCGGGCGACGGCAGCGGCGACGTGGTCTTCCACCTCGACCCGCTCTGGGCCGATCCGGAGATCGATTTCATCGGCATCGACAATTACATGCCCCTGTCGGACTGGCGCGACGGGTTCGATCATGCAGACGCCGCCCTGGCCCCCGCGATCTATGACCGCGCGTATCTGCAATCGAACATCACCGGCGGTGAGGGGTTTGACTGGTTCTACGCCAACCCGGCCGACCGGGCAGCGCAGACCCGCACCCCCATCACCGATGGTGCCGCCGCGAAGCCGTGGGTGTTTCGCTACAAGGATCTGCGCGCCTGGTGGTCCGAGCCGCATTTCAACCGCCCCGGTGGCGTGGAGAGCGGCGCGCCGACCGCATGGGTGCCGCAATCAAAGCCGATCTGGTTCACGGAACTGGGCTGCCCGGCCATCGACCGCGGCACCAACCAGCCCAACGTGTTCTTCGACCCCAAATCGTCCGAGAGCTTCACACCCCACTTCTCGCGGGGCTGGCGGGATGATGCGATCCAGCGCGCATACCTTGAGGCGACCTGTCTGCATTGGGGCGATCCGGCCAACAACCCGGTCTCGGCGATCAACGGCGCGCCCATGGTCAACCTGCCGGAATGCGCCGCCTGGACCTGGGACGCGCGGCCCTATCCGTTCTTTCCCGGGCTCAGCGATGTCTGGACCGATGGCCCGAACTGGCGGCTGGGCCATTGGCTGACGGGTCGGCTGGGGTCGGTGTCGCTGGTGGCCCTCGTGCGCCACCTGTGCCTGCGCGCCGGACTGCCCGAGGCCCGGATCGACGTCACCGGCCTCTGGGGTGCTGTCGAGGGCTATGTGATCTCCGCGCTGGAAGCCCCGCGCGCCTCGATCTCGTCGCTGGCCCGCCATTTCGGCTTCGATGCCATCGAGACCGAAGGCCGCATCCGCTTTGTCATGCGCGGCCAGATCGCGGGCGTCACGGTCACACCCGACGGTATGGTGGCCCCCGGCTCCGCGCAGGGCGATGTGATGGAGCTGACCCGCGCACAGGAAACCGAACTGCCGCAGGCGCTCAAATGGCAGGTCGCGCGGGCGGA